ACCTCCTGAAACATTTGATACTGCTACACTTACAGACAGTAGTAACTTAGCAAGCAACGATAACATCTTTACATTTACTGTTCAACCATCTGCTTCTATCTCTGCTGGTTCTTCGATCACTTTGTCAGGACTTACAGGTAGTGCAACAACAGACGGATCAGTAACAATAAGTGGAGCGGGTGCTTCTATCTTTGGGTCGGCTGGTAGCTGGACACAATCAACAGGTACACTTGTACTTACAGTAGACAGCGGTCAGACATTACCAACAGGTAGCGACACAGTAGTTAGCTTTACTCTTACTAACCCATCAAGCGGTAGCGGAGTAACAAGTGTTAACTTATCTTCCAGCGGGTTTACCACAGCATCTATAAGTGGGTTGTTCCTAGAGGCAGCAGCTAATAAGTACAACATCCCTGACAGCACGGACCAACAAACAGAAGCTACTATTCTTGCACTTAGCCCAACCAATCCAAGCGGAGAAGTTACCGTTAAGTTTGGTAGCGACACCTACGATTTGTATGTTTGGGACGGGTCATCTTGGTACATTTATAATAACGATTATACACCTTAATCATGAGTACATTCAGCACTTGCACATCAACCACACGCCCTGGTTCTCCAACGGACGGGGATGTATTATTTGAAACAGACACCAAGAATGTCATCATTTGGGACGGCACGAATTGGAGAGGGTATGCTAATGATGGGCTATCCGTTACTTTAGGTGCTAGTACGCATTCTCTTTCTTTAGATGGAACTGACGACCGCATGGAATGTGGTGATGTTTCAGGTTTAAGTGGGATTACAGAATTTAGTGTATCAGCGTGGTTTCGCACCAACACATCAGCAACCATGTATATTCTTTCATCGGTCGGAACTGGTGGTGATTTTTACGACGGTTTCAACCTTTACTTAAGCAGTGGTAATCCGAACTTTGTTGTGGGTAATGGTGGTTCTGTTTATGACGGAGCCAAAAATACTAGTGCTAATTTAATAGATGACTCTTGGCATCATGTGGTTGGTATTATGAATGGATCGACTTACACTGTTTATGTAGACGGATCATCCATAGGTAGTGCCAATGTAGGAAACGGTACTGTCTCCACAACACCTTCCACTAATGGGGGTGATTTTAAAATAGGAGCTAGGTATGACGACAACAACACATTTGCGTTCAATGGTTATTTAGATGATGTTGCTGTGTTCAATCGTGCTTTAACCTCGACTGATGTTAGCAACATTTACAATTCAGAAACTTATTTAAGTGCTACTAACCTATGGAAGATGGACAATAGTACAGACGACCTTATAGGTTCTAATAATGGAACTTTAATATCTAACGCTCAATTCGTTTCATCAACTAAACGCCCATAACATGAATAATTTAACATATGTAATCGTCGATGCTTCTGAATTAGCTAATGTAGACTTCAGCCAAGTAAAGCAAAGTTCAGCCGACAAGCTCCGTTATTCATTAGATGGTACTAAGTTCCTATTAAAGTTTGAAGGAGACACTCCTAGTTTTTTAATAGGTGAACCACAGTACAATCAAACTGAAATACTTAACATTTTGAGTGGTTCTGATTGGACACCTGACGAATAAAACTGATATGCACGAAACAGCTCAAGGACTCTATTCGTCGTTGGAAAACCAACGGTGGTCGTTCTTGGATAGAGGTCGTCAGTCTTCTGAATTGACTCTGCCATACGTACTGCCACCCGACGGACACAACTACGCAACAAAGTATTACACGCCATACCAAGGCATAGGAGCACGTGGTGTGTTGAACCTGTCTTCCAAGCTGTTGTTGGCTTTGTTACCGCCTAACGCTCCGTTCTTTCGTCTTGTAATAGATCGTTATGAACTGGATAAGGCAAAGACTGAACTGGGTAACGAAGGAGCGGAACAACTACGTACGGATTTGGAGAAAGCATTAGCTGACGTAGAGCGTAGCGTTTCACAAGAGGTAGAGGTACAGAACTTCAGAAACGGAATCTTTCAAGCGTTAAAACAGTTGTTGATTACTGGTAATGCTTTGTTGTACCTGCCGGATGAAGGAGGTATGAGAACGTTTAAGTTGGATCGTTACGTCGTAAAGCGTGATCCAATGGGTAACGTTACGCACATAGCGGTAAAGGAAACAGTGTCTCCAATGATGCTACCTGAGAGTGTAAGAGAGGAAGTATATCGTCAAGAGAAGGAGAACACCTGTGACTTATATACTGCTATCGTTCGTGAGGATGATGAATTTAGTGTGTATCAGGATGTAAAAGGTATGCTTATCGAGGAAAGCGTAGGACGTTATCCAATAGAAAAGTCCCCGTGGCTACCCTTACGATACACACAAATAGACGGAGAAGACTACGGACGTGGGTTTGTTGAAGAGTATATCGGAGACATTCGTTCGTTGGAGTCGTTGACCAAAGCTATCGTCGAAGCAAGTGCTGCTGCTGCAAAGGTATTGTTTATGGTTAATCCTAACGGTACGACAAGAGCAAGAACACTGGCAGAAGCTCCTAACGGTGCAATCGTACAAGGCAGTGAGGGAGACGTTTCCGTCCTGCAACTAAACAAATTTAATGATCTGAGAACTGCACAAACTACGATGCAGGGTATAACGGATCGTCTCAGTCAAGCTTTTCTTCTGACTAGTGGGGTAGTTAGAGATGCAGAGAGAGTGACTGCCGAGGAGATACGGATGTTGAGCCAAGAGCTTGAATCTGCCCTCGGTGGTCTTTACTCTCTTTTGGCACAAGAACTACAACTACCAATCGTCAGTCGTCTGATGGATCGTATGTCCAAGGATAAGCGTCTTCCAAAACTACCAAAGGACATTGTTAAACCTACCATAGTAACGGGTGTTGAAGCACTTGGTCGTGGTAATGATCTTAACAGGTTGGATATGTTTCTGGCGGGAGCCAATCAGATAGTGGGACCACAAGCGGTCAATCAATACTTAAACGTATCTGATTACTTCAAGCGTCGTGCCACTGCTCTGGGCATAGAAACCGAAGGACTAATCAAGACGGAAGAAGAGATTCAACAAGCTATGCAACAACAACAGATGTTGGAGATGGCACAAAAACTTGGAACGCCAGCCATTAACGCAGCACAAGAGCAGTACATGGCGGCACAAGAACAAGAACAACCACAAACGGAATAACCTATCATGGCTGAATTACACCGAGTAGAAATAAACGAGAAAGCACCGAGTGAGATCGAACCCGAAGAGAAGCAACAAGCTGACGAAACGGTTGAGACTCCTGAAGTACAACAACCAGAAGAGGAACAGCAGCAAGAACGTCCTGAATGGTTACCTGAGAAGTTCAAGTCAGCGGAAGATATGGCGAACGCTTATAGTGAGCTTGAGAAGAAACTCGGGCAACCACAACCGCAAGAAGAAGAACAGCCACAACAAACGGAAGAGACAAACGATGACGAACAAACGCAAGCTACTAATTATAATGAAGCTGTTGTGGAAGCTAGTCAGGAGTTCTTTAATAATGACGGTCAACTGTCTGAAGAAACTTACAAGAAGCTTGAAGGGATAGGATTGCCACGTGATCTCGTCGATAGTTACGCAGCTGGTCAACAAGCTCTTTTACAAAACGAAGAAGCCCAAATCAAAAGCGTTGCAGGTGGTGAATACGATCAAATGGCTGAATGGGCGAACGAACACCTACCATCCGAAGAGGTCGATGCTTTTGACGAAGTGGTCACAAACGGAGACATACAACAAGCGAAGTTAGCAGTGCAGGGATTGTACGCACGTTACCAAAACGCTACAGGTAGTCGTCCAAAAACTTTAGTACAAGGAGCGGTAAGTGGTTCTTCTACCATGCCGTTCAAGAGTATGCAGGAACTGGCACGAGCACAAGCTGATCCACGTTATCGTAGTGGTGACAAAGCATATCACGAAGAGATTGACAGACGTCTTGCCGTGAGTAACATTTAGGACTTTCTTTGTTGGTTAGTAATAATAATAATAGTGTTAGGTGCCTTGGACGATCTGCCTTTCTTTGCTTCCTTACGGTTTTGGGAAGTTTCTTTACAGGTTGTTCCAAGGCATCTTTTTATCCCGGTCTGGGAGCTACTGGTGGAGCAGCTATAGGTAGTGTTGGTGGACCCGGTGGGGCTGCTGGAGGTGCTGCCATCGGATGGGGTGTGGGAGAAATCTCCAAATATGTGGAAGAAAACGAACATTTAGCGACACAAGTTAAGGCGTTAAGTGAAGGAGATGTTGAGAAACTCGTTGCTAATCAACTGGATGCCGCAAAAGATAACGGCTTTTTTGACAGCATTTTAAATGAAATTTATGGCTTGCTAAAGATAGGACTCATAGGTGTTATCTTGTGGAATGTCATACCAATCATATATACGAGATACGTACACAAGAAAGCAAAAGATGAAATATCAAATAGAAAGACTTCTTAGAATATACCACTCTCTCACAAAGACTGAGAAAAGGCTAGTGTTGACAATAGGTGCATTTATTGGTCTTATAATAATCGGTAACATTTTTAATTAGACGATTGCGACAATTAGTCCCTAGACCCTCTGCGGAGGACAATCCTGTGTGAACGAAAGAAGTAAGAGTCAACCAACCATAACTAATAATAATACAACATACGTAATATAGGAGATTATATATCATGGCTAATGGAGATACATCCCCCTCACGTGTTGGACAGGTTAACGGTGCTGGCGACGTAGATGCTTTGTTTCTTAAAAAGTTTAGCGGAGAAATTCTGCAAACCTTCGAAGAAAACAACGTCTTCAAAGCTCTTCACACTGTTCGCACAATCGAAAGCGGTAAGTCTGCTCAGTTCCCAGTAACAGGAGTTGCTTCCGCATCATATCACACACCCGGTGAAAACATCGCTGACGCAGGTAACTCTTACCTCAGTGACATCAACAAGGCAGAGAAAGTCATCACTATCGACAAGATGCTTTTGGCTTCTACTTTCTTGTCAAACATCGATGACGTAAAGAACCACTACGACATCCGTTCAGTCTACGCTAACGAGTTGGGTAAGGCTCTTGCCGTTCGTTTTGACACTGCTCTTGCTAAAGTGTTCATCGCTGCTGCTCGTTCCGCTGCTTCCGTAACTGGTGGTAAGACTGGTGGTATCTTAGACGTTTCTGCTAATGCAATGGGTGACGTAAGTGACTCTGCTGACGACGCAGACAACACTGATCCTACAGGTGCAGAATTAACAGCTGCTCTTTTCACTGCTGCTCAAAAGCTCGATGAAAACGACGTTCCTTCTGACGGACGTTTCTGCGTTCTTCGTCCTCAAGAGTATTACAAGTTAATCACTGGTGGTGCTGGTACGCTTGCTATCTCTACTTCTGCCGTCAATAAAGACGTTGGAGGTTTGGGTAGCATCGCTTCTGGATCAATTCCACAAGTAGCTGGTATTACTATCTACAAGAGCAACCACATCCCATCAACTGACTTGTCAACCACTTCTACTGGAGACGGAGCTGCAAGCAATGATGTGTTTGGTGGTAGTGGTGTCGGATACAATGGTAACTTCACTAATACTCTTGGTGTTGTTTCTCATTCCGCTGCTGTTGGAACAGTAAAACTGCTCGACTTGGCTACTGAATCTGAGTACCAAATCGAACGTCAAGGTACGCTTTTTGTTGCAAAGTATGCTATGGGTCACGGAGTTCTCCGTCCTGAGTGTGCTATCGAA